CGAATAGGAGGGGTAAAGATGTCACTTACAGGACCAAAACCAAAACCAACACTAGTCCACGTAATGAATGACAATCCCGGAAAACGTGACATCTCCGAAAGAATCGAATTAGAAAACAGAGTTGAGAGAATAGAACCGGGAGAAATAATAGAAGCACCAGAGTGGATCAAAAATAATCCAATAGCAAAAGCAGAATGGGAAAGAGTCGCCCCCATTTTAGCTGACTTGGGATTACTTAAAGTAAACGATACATCGGCTCTAGAAGCCTATTGTAAGTGTTGGAGTAGATACAAAGAAGCCGAGCAACAAATCGATAAAGCTCAAAGCACCATCATAAAAACACCATCTGGTTATGTCCAACAAATCCCACAGGTATCAATAGCACACAGATACCTAAAACTTGCAAAAGAATTCATGACAGAGTTTGGATTGACTCCAAGCAGTAGAGGGAGAATGCAATTACCAGGAGATGACTTTGATGATGAGATGGAGGAACTACTAAAGGAGAACGAATAAAATGTTTAATGAAAAGAAAGCGGAAACTGCGGTTCGTTTCATTAAATTGCTAAAACATACTCAAGGAGAATTCGCTCGTAAGCCATTTAACTTGATGCCATTCCAAGAAAAGATAGTAAAGGAATTAGTAGGAACACTAAATGATGATGGCACTAGGCAATATAGAGAAGCCTTTATATTCCTACCAAGAAAAAATGGTAAGACAGAGTTAATAGCAGCGATGTTAGTGTACTTTTTATTTATGGATGATGAGTATGGTGCAGAAATTTATTCGTGTGCAAATGATAGAGAACAAGCATCGAAAGTATTCAGTGCGGCGGCAGCAATGATAAGAATGAATAAAGCGTTGTTCAAAAAGTGTAAGATAGTTGAATCGCAAAAGAAGATAGTAAGACTAGAAACTAATTCATTTTATAAAGCAATATCCGCGGATACAAATACAAAAGATGGGTTCAATGCTCACATAGTAATATACGATGAAATCCATGCGTCAAAGAATAGAAAATTATATGACTTGATGAAAACGAGTCAAGGAGCTCGTAGACAACCATTGTTTATATCAATAACAACAGCCGGAATGGAGACAGGAACAATATGCTACGAGTTATACGAATACTCAAAGAAAATCCTAGAACACGTTGTTGAAGATAAAACATTCTACCCAGTAATATACGAAGCACCAGAAAATGCGGACATATACGATGAAAAAACTTGGTACATTGCAAATCCTGCACTTGGAGTATTTAGAAAAATAGAAGAAATGCGACAACTTGCGGTAAGAGCAAAAGAAATACCAACAGCAGAAGCAACATTCAGAAGATTATACCTGAATCAATGGGTAAATGGAGAAATCGCATGGATGGATATGAAAAAATGGAAATCCAGCGACAGGGAATTTGATTTTGAAAGCATACGAGGTCATCCATGCACGATAGGAATAGACTTGTCGAGTAAAATCGACCTTACAAGCGTGAATGCAGAGTTTCGCTTGGATAATGGCGAATATGTCATGCTTTCGCACAGTTTTATGCCAAAAAATCGAGTTTTAGAAAGAGAAAAACAAGATAGAGTTCCATACTCATTGTGGATAAAACAAGGCTATATCACAGCCACAGAAGGGGATGTTGTGGATTATGATTATATAAAAAAATACATAAAAGACTTACATTTTATCTACCCAGTAATGCAAATAGGATACGATCCATACAATGCAACCCAATTTGCGACTGATATGGAGAAAGATGGGTTCGTGATGGTAGAAGTTAGACAAGGAATGCTAACATTATCAGAACCAACAAAAGACGTAGAAGCATTAGTGTTACAAAAAAGAATTATTACAAATAAGAATCCTGTATTGACATGGGCAATAAGTAATGCAATAGCAAAAACAGATGCCAATGAAAATAAAATGCTAGATAAAAGTAAAACAAGATTTAGAATAGATCCGGCAGCCGCAATGATTATAAGTCATACATTAGCTAGAATCGATAATGGAGAGATTGATATAAATCAACACATAATGAGTGATGGCTTTGGATTTTAGAAAGGAGAATAACATGGCAATTAAAAAAGTGAGTGAACGAACTAAAGACAGGTTCGTTTTTTTGTGTACTTATATCGAAGATATCCTGATCCTGTTCGGATTGATATCGATAGTAATTGCAGCATATTTGGTCAGCATTAAACTTGGACTATTCGTGCAGGGATTAGTGTTAGTTTGGCTAGGTTTTATATTCTCGAAAATACTGAAATGAGGTGGCATAAATGTTATTTAGGAAATTAGAACAGAGAGAAAGCAAAGAAGAAACAGACGTTTCTAATCTAACAGCCCCTAATAAATGGTTAATAAATCTCATAGGTGGAAATGAAACATACTCTGGAGAAAGTGTAGATACATCGACAGCAATGAATATCGCAGCGGTATATGCGTGTGTGAGAATTTTATCAAATCACGTAGCGATGTTACCACTTCAATTGTTTCAAGAAACAAGAGGAAAGAAAAAGAGAATACACGATCACCCAATAGCTAAATTAATAGAAACTAGACCAAATCCTTACATGACACCATTCCAATTCAAACAAACAATGGAAGCTCACAGACAATTATATGGAAATGCATATGCGGAAATTGAGTGGAGCAAAACAGGATACCCAAAAGCATTGTGGATACTAAATCCATTGTTAACAAAAGTAGTAATGGAAAAAGATAGTCATGGAAATTTAAAAAGGTATTTAGTACAAACAACGCTAGTAAATGGAAAAGTAGTAAACCTGCCATATACTAGTGTGCTTCACATTAAAGGATTATCAACAAATGGAATTGTTGGTAAAAGTCCTATTGATGTAGCCAGAGAAACAATTGGCATACAAATTGCAGGTCAAAAGTTTACTGGAAAATTTTATGCGAATGGAACTATGAGTAGTGGAGTTTTAAAAGTTCCACAATCATTGAAACCAGAAGCTAAAGCGATAATCAGACAAGAATGGGAAAAGTTCAATAATGGATTAGATAATAGCCATCGTGTAGCAATACTAGATGCAGGATTAGATTATCAATCATTAGGAATTAAACAATGTGATGCCCAATACATAGAAACTCAAAAGTTCTCGATAGCAGAAATAGCTAGGATTTTTAATGTGCCACCTCATATGCTGGCAGATTTAGAAAGAGCAACATTCTCAAACATCGAGCAACAATCACTAGAGTTCGTAAGAGATACATTATCACCGCTTTTAATTAGTTGGGAACAGGAACTTCAATACCAATTATTTACAGAAGATGAAATAGAAACTAAAAAGTATTATTTTAAATTTAATTTAAATTCATTACTTCGTGGAGATAGCACTAATCGTGCAGCTTACTATGAAAAAATGATTAATCTAGGGATTTACTCCATAAATGAAGTTCGTGAGTTAGAAGATAAAGACAAAATTAAAAATGGAGATAAGCATTATATGTCCTTAAATTACATTGACATTGATTTGATGAATGAATATCAAAAACAAAAAGTCAAAATTAAGGATCAAGAAAATGGAGAAAAACCTCCAGAAAATAACCAAGATAATCCAAATGAAAATATAGATGATGAAAAGAGTGAAGGAGGTGGTAACGATGGAGAAGAAAATCAAGGAGATTAGATACATCCCAGCGATGGAAATCTCGGTCAGAGAAAATACTGATAAACCAGAAACCATGGCAATCAAAGGCTACGTAGTGAAATTCAATGAAAGGAGCTTGTTGCTTTATGATGAATGGTACGAAAGAGTCGCTAAAGGTGCATTCGCCAAGAGTCTCGAAGAAAATACGATCAAGGCATTATGGAATCATAATTCTGACATCGTGTTAGGAAGTACAAAATCAAGGACATTGCAATTGGTAGAAGATGATATAGGGTTACGTTTTGAATTAGAATTGCCAAATAGTAATCAAGCTAAAGACATCTACGAATCAATAAAAAGAGGCGATGTTGATGGTGTTTCATTTGGATTTTATATTCGTGACAATGGCGATAAATGGGAATATCTAAAAGATGAAGATGTCTACGAAAGAACATTACTTGACATTGATTTAATCGAGATATCTCCAACACCGTTTCCTGCTTATCCAACAAGTGAGGTAGGAAAAAGGTCTTTGGAACAAAACAACCTAAAGACAAAAGAAGAAAGAGTTCTGGAAGAACTACGAAAAGCACAAGTAAGTGCAATGATTGAATTATTAAAAATATAGAAAAGGGAGAGAAAAAAATGAATAAGAAATTAATTGAATTAAGAAGAAATCTAACTGCAAAATTAAAGGAAGCTAGAGAGTTAATTGATGCAGGTAAAGTAGAGGAAGGACAAAAAGCAACTGAAGAAGCTCAAAAAATAAAAGATGAAATTGTACTAGAAGAACAAGTACAAGAATTAGAGGCAACAGTTAGCGATGATAACGAAGTAGTAGAAGTAAAAGAAGTAGAGGAAAATAGAGCTATGAAAAAGAAAACAGAAACAAGAACAGCCCTAGTAAAATTCCTACAAGGTAAAAAATTATCTAAAGAAGAAAGAGATGTGTTAGTAGAAACTACTACACCAGGAGAGGATCAAAATAGTGTAGCAGTAATTATTCCTCAAGACATCTACACAGAAATTAATGAATTAAAAAGACAATATAAACCATTAAAACAATTCGTAGATGTTCAACCAACAAGTACAACAAGTGGTTCATTCGTTTATGAAAATGGAGATACAATCGAACCATTCGTTGATATCACAGAAGCAACAGAAATTGGAGAATTAATGTCACCAACATTAAAACAACAAAAATTCGCAATCACTGATAAAGGTGGAATCCTACCAATTTCAAACACATTATTAGCTGATGAAAAAGGTGGACTTGTTAAATACATCAACAAATGGTTAGCAAGAAAATCAGTAGTAACAGATAATAGAAAGATTTTATCAATTTTAAAAGTTAATGGTATCCAATTAAATGCAAGTACACACGCAGAAATTAAATCAGCTATTAACACTAAACTTGATCCTGAATTATTAGCTGGAACAGTAATCATCACTAATCAAAATGGCTTTGACATTATGGATCAATGGGTAGATGCAACAGGAAAACCAATCCTACAACCAAATCCAACTGATCCAACTAAAAAAATGTTATCAGGAATTAATATCGAAGTTTATGCCAACACTAACATTCCAGATGAAGATGGTGCATCACCAGTTTACATTGGTAATTTAGAAGAAGCTATCAAGTTTATGGATAGAGAAGAAATGGCACTTGCTGTGTCAAAAGAAGCTGGGTTCACAAAGAATTTAACATTAATTCGTGCAATCCAAAGAGATGATGTTGTTACAAAAGATACAAAATCATATTTAAATATCAAATTAACAGCACCAACAGAAAAACCAGTTGTTTATGTTAAAAATGTAACAGAGGCAGCAACTACATCAGTAGAACCAACTACTCCTGCATATAATCCAGAAACTCCAACAACAGGAGATGAAGGAACACAAAACCCAACAGAATAAGAGAGGCTAATAACCTCTCTTGATTTATTAAGGAGATGAAATCATGGTGGATTTAAAGAAAGCAAAAGAATATTTGCGAATTGATTATGAAGAAGATGATGAATTTATTCGTTCGTTAATAGCAGGATCAAAGATTTATCTAGAAAATGCTTGTGGAAAATTTACACCAAGCGAATTGTCAGACATTGCTCAATTATTACTAATAGAACACTGGAATGACAATCGAACAATCATAGGTACAGTAAATGACTCAATAAAACATAGCGTGGATGCGATTATTTTTCAAATGAGATACTGCGGTCAGGTGGAAGAAGATGAATCCGGGGAAACTCAATAAAAAAATTGAAATAAAAAAGTTTCAAAATCATATTGATAGCGAGGGCATCGAACAAAAAGAATGGGTAACATTACGAATATTATTCGCAGCAATAGAAGATAAGATAGTAAGAACTACTAACGAAGACAATTCGGTTGTAACTCAAGTAGAAACCAATATGACAATAAGAAAAAATTATAAATCATTATGCAGTAGTGACATTCAAATAGTGTACGAGAATCGCGTTTATAATGTTCTTGATATTTATGAAGTTGATGAAAATTACATAAAACTAATAACTAAAGGCGAAAAATTATATGGCAGCAAGACTTGATTTTGATGGGCTAGATGCAATTGTAAATGACCTAAACAAAATGAGTGAAGTGCTAGATAGTAACATGATTGATGATGCATTGGAAGAAGCAATCCAACCAGCATACGAAACAGCAAAAAAAACTGCTCCACGAAATAAAAAAGGACACGTAGGAAAGTATGGAGATGGACACATGGCTGATAACATCCCATTAAAGTTAGTGAGAGAAAATGGATTCAGGAGTATCGAATATGGGTGGGAAAAGTCAGACAGAAGTGATTACTACTATGCCAAGTTTATAGAGTGGGGAACATCGAATCAAAACTATCCCAAAAAACCATTTATGAATAAGTCAATGAGTAAAAATAAAAATAAATGTTTTAATGTTTTTTCAGAAAGAATAAGAAAGGAACTCGGACTATGAATATAAGAGAAAAGACAAAAAGAGCTCTCGATAAATTAACAATCCCTAGTGGTTATCAAGAAATCGTTAATCCGCCAGAAACATACATAACATTTTTTGAATACGATTATGAATACGAATATTCGGAAGATGAAGTAATACCGGCAGTATACATAATGCAGGTAGATTTATGGACTAAAAATCCAAAATACAAAAACATAGAAAAAGAAATCATACAGGCAATGCTCAATGAAGATTTTTTGCTTGATGATGAAGAAGATTTATATGAAAGAGAAACTAAAATTTATCATAAGGCATTTCGTTTCAAATTAGAAAATATAAAGGAGGTTGAATAAGATGCCAGCAGAAAATAAATCAGTAACCCCAAGACAAATTGGGTTAAAAGATGTACACGTTGCACTAATCACTAGTGATGGTTCAAGTGGAACAGTGTACGAGAAACCAATCAAAATTAGTAGAGCAATCACTGCTAAAATCACTCCAAGTGTGAATAGTGAAACTTTGTATAGTGATGATGGTGTTGAAGATGAACTAACAGCATTCGCAGGATGCGAAGTAGAAATAGAGCAAAATGCACTAACACTAGAACACAGAGCATTAATTCTAGGAAAGAAATATTCCAATGGAGAATTAGTAGAAAATAGCGGAGATAAAGCTCCAAAACTTGCTTTATTATTTAGAAGTGAAAAATCAAATAGCACTAAAGCAAAACCAGTATATCGTTATTGTGTTTTATACAAAGGTGCATTCAATGAAATCGAAGATGAATACGAAACAAAAGGAGAAAAACCTAATAGTAAAACTACAAAAATTAAAGGTAAGTTTTATGATCGTGAAAGCGACGGTAATTGGAGAATGATGTTGGATACTGATGCAGATGGTGTAGATACAGCGAAACTTGATGCGTTCTTCACATCAGTTCAAGAACCAACAGCACAATAAGAATAGAATAGGAGAAACTAGAAATGAGTAAACATAAAAATCATAGTAATTACAATAGACAAAAAAGAGTAACAGGAAAAGATTTACAGCCACAATCAACAACAATTGAATTAAAAGGTCGTAAGTATGAAATGAACTTTGACTTGAATGCGATGGCAGAATTGGAAGACATTTTCGGTTCATTACAAATTGCAATTGCAGAATTAAAGAAAAAGAAATTGAAAGCTGTGAGATCATTCCTGTATTCAGTTTTAAAATCAACTGATGAATCATTAACAGAATTTGAAGTTGGTAAATTAATAGACATGAATAATTTTACAGCAATAGAAAAAGCAATTACTAAATTAATCAATAATGCGTTCGAGGAGGATGAGAATGATGAAAAGGACACGTCAAGTGGAAAAAACGAACAACCGGATCATCAGACTCAAGCATAGATTGGGAATGGCTTTTTTATTTAGGTAAAGAAATCCTAAAATTGAGTGACTATGAATTTTGGAGAAGCACGCCAAAACAAATAGCGATTAAATCTAGAATTTATGCGAGATTTAGAAATCAAGCAAATGATGATCCGGTGGAGGAGGTACAGTTCGGTTACATTGATGATGTCTTCTAGAAAAGGAGATAAGCTATGGCGAATTGGAAACTAAAAGTCGGAATGCTTTTTGATTCCAAGGAATTCGAACAAGGAGTCCAAAGAATTGATAAGCAATTAAAAATATTGGATAGCGAATTAAAAGTGTCACAAAGTTCAGTTAAAAACTTTGGAAATACTTCTGAACAATTAAAAACCAAGGCGTCATCCTTGTCCGAAAAAATAGAACTTCAAAAAAAGAAAGTTGAAGGATTACGCAAGGCATATGAAGAATCAGTAACAACCAAAGGTAAAGATGCTAATGCTACTCAAAATTTAGAAATTAAAATGAATAATGCGACAACCGCATTAAATAATATGGAAAGAGAACTAAAAGAAGTCAAGGAAGAATTGAAACAACAACCAAGTCTCCTTGACAATTTTAGTAATAAAGTGGATTCCTTAAATGCAAAACTTTATACATTTGGAGATAGAGTTGAAAGACTAGGAAATAGCCTAACAACAAAACTAACTGGTCCAATAATCGCAGCTACAATGGCAGGCGTAAAAATGGCATCAGACCTAGAAGAAACCTTGAGTAAAACAGAAGTTGTATTTGGAGAGTGTACAGACACAATCCTAGAGTGGAGTAAAACATCGTTAACAGCGATGGGATTATCTCGTCAAAGTGCATTGGATGGTGCTGCTTTATATGGGGATATGGCGACAGCACTTGGACTAACAAAAGAAGAAGCATCAGGAGTATCGATGCAATTAGTTCAATTAAGTGCGGACATGGCATCATTTAAAAATACCTCTCAAGAAATGGCACAAACTGCATTGGCAGCTATATTCACAGGAGAAACAGAAGCCTTAAAAAAATATGGTATCGTAATGACAGAAACCAACTTGCAGGAGTTTGCATACACGCAAGGAATCAAGAAAAAAATATCAGCAATGAACCAGCAAGAAAAAGTAATGTTGCGACTTGCTTATGTACAAGAAGTTACAAAAAATGCTAGTGGAGACTTCCAAAGAACCAATCAAGGATTCGCCAACCAAACGAGAATCCTAACAGAAGGAATAAAAGAACTAGCAACAATACTAGGGAATAACCTACTACCACAGGCAACGAAAATATTACAAGTAGTAAATGGTTTAATTGCTAAATTTGCAGAAATGGATGAAGAAACACAAAAGACAGTAATAAAGATGGGAGCATTCGCTGCATCGATAGGACCTGGATTAATTGTTATTGGAAAACTAACAAAAGGTGTGTCTTCAGCATACAGTGGAATCAATTTGTTGACTCAAAAATTAGGAGTTGCAACAACAGGACTAAAAACATTCGCTACGCACATGGGAACATCATGTACTAGTGCAATTAGCAAGTTTGTATCAAAAATTCCATACCTTGGAACAATAGGAGATGCAATCACAAGTAAGATAGCCCCTTTGACAAGCAAAATAAGCGGTTTCTTCGCTCCTTTGACAAATAAGGTAGGAACAGCCCTGGCTCCAATGATTGCGAAAGTACAGCAGGCTTTTGGACGCCTAGGAACGATAGCAACAACAGGTGCTAATAAATTAAAAAAAGTCGCTACACTTGCTATGAAACTTGTAGGACCATTTGCGATAGTAGGACTACTACTTGCAGGGTTAGGATTAGCACAAAGCCAGTTTGGTGCTCAATTGGATCAATTTTTAACAATTGCGGTTGAAAAAGCACCAACCATCATTCAAGGTTTTGTCAATATGATTACAGCAGAAATCCCAAGGTTGATTCCATTAGGATTAGACCTACTCATGAGTTTGCTTGATGTAATAATTGCTAATGTCCCAGTTTTAATTGATGGGGCGGTTTCGATTATCATAACATTGGCTCAAGGGGTTGGCGATAATGTTGAAATTTTGCTTTCAAAAATGCTCGATGTCATTTTTATGTTAGTAGATAAAATAATTTCTAACTTGCCTTTGATTTTAGAAACAGGATTGAAGCTACTACTTGCATTGACTCAAGGTATAGTCAATAACATCGATAAAATTATTGATGGTATTTTATCGGTAATTTTAAGTTTAATTGATTTTATATCCTCAAACTTGCCATTATTAATTGATATGGGAATCAAGCTAATCATCGCTCTGGCTCAAGGGCTTGTGAAGGCGATTCCAAAGATTATAGAATCAATCCCATTAATAGTGACTGCGATTTTTGATGCATTCAAAAAGATAGACTGGGGTAGTATTGGTAAATCAATTATAGATGGATTAGTTGCAGGATTAAAGGCAGCGAAAGATTTAGTAGTTAACACTTTGAAAAGTATAGCTACCGGGGCTATTGATGCATTTAAAAAGTTTTTTGGAATCAAATCACCATCTCGTGTTTTTATGACTTTCGGAAATCAGATCGATCAAGGACTTGCTATTGGACTTGATGATAACCTAGATAAGGTAGAAGATTCGATGGATAACCTAATGAATACAATTAACTTTGTTCCAGATGGATTGGATTATGAATTGACAGGATTAAATCCAGCTAGAAAGAATAGTGTGTCACAGGTTAATAACAATACTAAAACTACAACAAATAAGAATGTTAATATTTATTTAACAATAGAACATTTTGAAAACAATAGAGAGCAAGATG